AAACAAATTTATTTGAAGCAGATGCAAATCAAGGTGCTCAAAATATATCGCAAGAAGATCTTGCGTTGCCTTTCTTAAAAATTTTGGGCCAACTATCTCCAGAGGTAAACAAAAGAGATGGTAAATATGTCGAAGGCGCAGAACCTGGAAAGATAATCAACACAGTTACGAACGAATTGTTTGACAGTATTCAGGTTGTACCTTGTCATTATAAAAGACAATACATTGAATGGCAGGACAGAGGTACCAGCACTGGTGCACCTGTTGCAATTCACGACGCAGATAGTGATATTGTTAGTCAAACCACAAGAGGTAAAGACTACAAAGATAGATTACCTAACGGTAATTATCTAGACAACACTGCCAGTCATTTTGTACTTGTCGTTGGTAAAAACCCGCAAACAGCGTTGATCTCTATGAAATCTACTCAACTTAAAGTTAGTAGAAAATGGAACTCAATGATGATGGGTATAAAAATGCAGGGTAAAAACGGTTTGTTTACTCCGCCTACATACAGCCACATTTATAAACTATCAACCGTTCAGATGTCT